TAACTGAGTGTGTTACCTATGCAGTCAATCAGGCAAAATGGAGGGCTGCAAAAGAATTTTGTGAAGATCATCGTATCGAATTTAAAGTTGTGACAGAGAAAGAACTCGGAATCCGATGAGTAGGCTTGAGGGTAATAACATAAACAATCCAACGAATGATCAAGAGGATATGATGTTAGAAATCATGTCTCTTCTTAATGATACTGTCACACCAATTCCTGATGTTGGAAACTTTTACACTTTTGTGTACAATCCTAAAACTCCAAACATCACATATGATCAGCATCCATTGATAGCTTGCACTGATATATTTGGTTGGGGTTTTCGTGGTTTAAATTTTCACTGGAGAAAATATCGTAACTACACATGGGCAGAGCTCGCAGGACAATTATACATCGTACAACCAGATGAACTTGATGATCTTCTTGCAATTCCGTATGCTAAGTTCCTAAATAACTAAAAAGGTCGATAATGTCTCAAACATATAATAGTGCCACATCTGATGTTCCACCCAAAACGATAAAAATTGGAGTAGGTGGAAGTAATTACGAGGATGTTTTCTTTGGTAATAAGTATACTTATGAAAATGGAGTAGTGTCAAAAACAGAATTAGTGATATATGATAACGCAGATAGAGATGGTGCAATAGTAATCGGCGAAATAAGAAAAAATGGCACTATTGATTTTAATAATATAGCAAAGACTAAAACCATTGGAAATTCAGATTTAAAGTGGAATGATATTTCTAGAAATAATAAAAAATACCTTGAAAAAGAAATAAAAAAAATTAGTAATAATGAAAATACTTGGGAGGCACTTGGAGTAAATACAGACAACGAAAAATTAAATGAATTTTTAAAGAAAAATGGTATCAACAATGTATCTGAAGAAACTATAGACGATACGGTAAGATCAAAAACAGCCGCAGTAAATAAACAATTAATACAAAAGAGTAAACAATTTAGGAAGGAATATGGAAACTATTGTTATCCTTTAGAGATGAAAAGCACAGATCAAGACAGATTAAAAATCACTGTTATTGATTTTAAACCTGCAGATTTAGAAACTAGAGAAGAAAATACATTTGAACTTCAGAGAGGAGGGACTGAAAAGATAAGAGGATCAGCGATCCTTCCAATACCAAATGGTGTGACAGATCAAAATGCAGTTAACTTTGGTGATGGAACATTGAATCCATTACAAGTTGCAGGTGCTCAAACAGCACTTAATACAATATTAAGTGGTCTTGGGGAAGGTGGTAGTTCTTTAGGCAAACAGGTGGAAAGTGCTTTATCAGATGAGGGCACGAGTGCTGCCATAGCAAATTTACTTACATCTCTTACCATAGGAACAAGTCCAAATCAATTATTAGCAAGAACACAAGGTGCAATATTCAACAATAACTTATCTCTTCTTTTCAGTGGGCCAACTTTAAGACCCTTTAATTTTAATTTTAATGTGAGTCCAAGAGATCAAAAAGAATCAATCGAAGTTCAAAAGATAATCAGAATGTTTAAACAATCGAGTGCGGTTCAAAGAACTCAAAACGGATTATATCTTGGTACACCACATATTTTTAGATTAGAGTTCCTTTCTGGTGGACAACCACATAAGTTTTTACCAAGAATAAAAGAGTGTGCTCTTCTTACTTTCTCAACAAATTACATGCCGAATAATACGTATATGACATATGAAAACAGTTCCATGGTGGCATACAATTTATCGTTTCAATTCAAGGAAATCGATCCAATCTTTAATGATGATTATGACAAGATTGATCTTGATGGTGGTGAATTTAAAGATGGTGATGTTTTTGCAGGTTTTGATCGAGGCCCAACCGATCCAAATACACTCACGATAGATAGTTTCACTGCAGATGATCCAACAGACTCAGGAGGTATTGGTTTCTAATGTCTAATCCTTATTTTCGTAACTTACCAGAATTTGATTATGTAAATCGTACAGAGGATGGTAGAAATAGTGCTGATTATACAAGAGTTAAAAACTTGTTTAAGAAAGGAGTGCTAAGAGAAGATATATTTCAAGACCTCTCTTTCTTCACAAAGTACATCATCATAGGTGATGATCGCCCTGATAACGTTGCGGATCAAATTTATGATGATCCAACTCTTGATTGGGTTGTTTTACTTGCTAATAATATAACAAATATACAAAGTGAGTGGCCAATGTCTCAAGCAGATTTTAATACTTATATCACAGAAAAATATGAAAATGAAACAACTTTATATTCTGGCATTCATCACTATGAAGCGAATGAAGTTAAGACAAGTAGAGATGTTATAATAATACCATCTGGTATGAGAGTTGGTGTTGGTCAAAGCGTGAGTTTCTATGATGATGGTTTAGGACAACAAGTTACAAAAACAGATGTCGCATCACCCATTACAAATTATATTTACGAAGACAGATTAAATAATGCAAAAAGAAATATTTTTATATTAAAACCTCAATATCTTCAAAT